ATATCTCGTAGGAAGAACTTGACGTGATCAGGCGCTTCGAGATCGTCCGCCTCGACTGGCATGACTGAGAAGTTGACATCCTCACGATCTTCAAGAAGTTCGACGTCAATAATTACGGCAAGTTGGTTAGGCTGTAGATTTATTAAATTTCTTATTTTTTTTGTCACTGCGCTTCTCCTCGATCCAGGCATCTGGAATGCTATGATCAGCGAACAGGAAGCCATTTGCGTCACACCACATACCGTAGGTGGTCTTCGACCCTTTGCGAATTTTGTTGCGGCTATTGTAAAAAACGAAACGAATATCTAGCTCGGGGTGCTGCTCTTTAATCCAGACGTGCTTCTGTCTGTCAGCCACCGAAAAAATACCTTTCGACTCGATGATGATCCCGTTCGGCAGCACAAAGTCAGGCGTATAGTTGCGCGACTTAGCCGGCTGCACGAACGGTATCTTCAGAGTTTCGTAACAGTCTGTGATGCCGACGCTCTCTAGCTCAAGAGCGATGCGTCCTTCGAGGCCGCTACGAAAACCTTTTGCCAGGCGATAATCAGAACGTGAAGACGCCACTGGTCAGTTTCATCGACGGGTAACCCATAGCAGTTTTGTACTGCTCCTGCGCCTCACGCAATTTTTGATGGGCTTCTGATAACGCCTTCTGCTGACGCGACCGACGCTCCGTCGATAGCTCTGTGACTGTCGCCAGAGCCGTCTTCAACAGATCCTCGATCTCTGCATCGGTGCAATCGGCGTATGTAGTTTTATTATCAGACATACGCTTCCTCCTCCTCTGGAAAGTTAGTTAGCTGCGTATACGCAACCATCGGCTTATTCTTTGCCTTTGACCAGACCGACTCTCTTTCCTGTAAGCCGGGCCAGCAAGAAAACCGAAAGCGGCACCAGCTACACTCTTTGCCGAGTTTCCTGTTGCCAGTTTCAGTTTTGTAGAAAGTCTCAGCTTCATCCGTAAAGCACCGCTCGAACGGCACGCTGGAATCGCCCAGGACTCTGATTGTTTCAGCGACGTTCGATATCACACGGTCATGCTCTTCCGGTGTATCGTCGCACTCGATACGATTTATCTGGCCCGTCGCGATGTTGACCGCCCAGATGCCGCCCGGCAGTTGCTTTTTGCCTCGGGCATAGATGTGTAGTTGTTGGACGTAACCGAAAGAGTCCGACTCTTTCATCATGCTCCAGCTTGTGAACTTGTTGCGGAACGCCCAATCTGATGTAGATTTGATGTCGTCCGGCTGATCGTCGAAGCAGAGGTCAAGCTCACCAGATATCGTCTGCCCGTCACCGACTTCTGCCGTGACGCGCTCGGTGCCTGTGTAGCCTTTCAGACCTGCCTCTTTGATGACGCCTTTCAGAACGGCCTCGACGATGTCGCCAAGAACCATTCGCATCAAAAAATTATAGTCCGTGCCGACAGCGTCAGCCCCGGACTTTTCCATTTGTAATTGACACAGCGGCTTGCCAGCGTTCGACGGTCTAACTCGGAAAGTCTCGTCTTTACGTCGCTCACTGGCGAACTGCTTACGAAGCGCCTCTTTGACGTCTTCTGCGACGGCGGCGATTGTAGACTCGTCCATATCTACATCGCCTGCCAAGTTTCGCTGAAGCCAGCCTATGACGCGCGCCAGCTTCGGGTCCATGATCTTTACTCTTCGCTGTTGATGTCGAAGAACTGATCGTCAGACTCTTTCTGGTCTTCATCAATCGCAGCGCGATGCCTCTCCATCACGTAGCTGTTGATGCCGCGCACGTAGTTATAGAAACGCTCCGTGAGGCTGATGGCATTTTCATCGAACACGAAGTTCTCTGCGCTATTAATCGAAGGCACGAGATCGTAAAACGTAACGCCGCCCTTGACCCGCTTGCTTTTTAGCACAACTGATACAGAGTTGGGGTCCGTGCGCTTTTTGGAGTGGATATCCTGATAGAAAGATACCAGCGTTTTGCCGGACGTCTTGTTGGAGAGTTCCATTTCTACCGGCACCGTCTCTATAACAGAGTTCCCTTCGATGTCGACGCCGTTGATTGTGGCTTCTCCGAAAAAAATGACCATCTGACGACAGCTTTTGATGAAGTCCTGTTCGGACTCTGGCAAGGACTTCCAGTCGTGAATGTAGCCCAGGGGACGGCCACATTGAAAACTACCGTCGTCAGATGGTGCCTCGTCGTTCATGCCTGCGACCAGCACACTGTGAATGTACTTTCCTGTGGCTTTGTCGCCATTCTTAGTAACGCGCTCGGCATGAGCATCGTATCGTTTATATCGATAAAAGTGCTTGTAGTAACGGAAAGAAATTTCTTTCGCGTAGATTTTGCCCGCGACCGGATCGTCGATGCTGAAAGACCCGGCCGGGACGATAAGCTCGTCATTTGCATTCTCGACGTTGTCGCGCTCGATGCGGACGCGAGGGATGCTGTCTCGGTTGCTTTGCTCTGCTTCGCCAAACTGGGCGGCAACAGAAGCGTGGTAGTCTGATACGCTTTGGGGAACGATGAGTACAGTCATGTAAAAAATCCTCGTTGCAAGATGGTATAGTTATACTGAGACGCGACCAAATGTCAACTCATTTCCATCCAGTTGCGCCCTACTTTGTGTTCTATTTCGAGCGGGACCGTCATCGAGATATCGTAGAAGTCCGAGATCATTTTGTCGATGCTCGATGTAGAGAGGACCCGGCCCAAAATGTCCTCGACTTTTTCTACTTCATCTTTCGGACAATCTAGCAGAACACTATCGTGGACAGTGTTTACGATCAGGGCCGATAGTCCTAACCTCTTGATTTCGTTGCGTAAATTTACTAAGCACAGAGGGACGAGGTCAGCCGTTGCAAACGATTGTACCGGATAGTTTTTGATTTTGGTAGCATTCGTCGCCCCACCCGACGCTGTTCGTTTCGTGTTTGGGAACTTGAACTCGCGCCCTGACGGCAGCCGTATCACGCCCTGGCGGATTGCAGAGTCCTGCAACTCCTGATGCCAGCGCCGGATGCCTTCGTACTTCTGCACGAAGTGTAAGTTGTAAGCGCGCTCGGCTGGCGTGCCGGACACAGAGCCATACAGTGGTGCGAAGGTCCGTGACTTCGCCTCTTGCCGCGACGTCGGCTGGCCCTGCTCGGTTAGATAATTGGCCGTGTAAGTGTGGACGTCGAAGCCTGTTTCTATCTCGTGCTTCGCCCGCGCATCGTCTGCAAGGAATGCAGCCGCGCGGAACTCTAGCTGTGCGAAGTCGAACTCTAACAGCACGCCATCCTCGAATCGTGAGACGAACGCCTTTTTCACAGGGAAGGTCCCGCCCCGTGGCATGTTCTGTAGGTTCGGGCTAGAGGACGACAGACGCCCTGTGGCTGTCCTACACTGGTTGAACTCGGCGTAAAGGATGTTACCCAGCAGACGCTTCCTGACGCCCTCTACGAAGCTCGACAGATACGTTTCGAGGGCGCCGAGGCGTTCGACCTTTTCGATGAACTCAATCGCCTCCTCGACCTTTGCATTCGGTTTGCCGGCAATCTTCGCTTTCAGTTGCTTAACCAAAATCCGCAGCTTCGTCTTATCAGTCGAGAAGCCACCGGCTGTCGCCCACTGATAATCTGGCGGGTTGATTTTGAAGCCGGCGATCTCGCGGGTCTGCACGTAGCGCGTACCAGCACCCCCGCAGTCTTTACAGGTCATGGCATTTTTATATGGCGTGCCGTCTTTACGCAGCTTGTGGATTTTGCCTTTGCCGTCGCACGTTACGCAGTGGATGCCTGTCGTCCGATAGACCGGCTCGCATCCCGTTTTTAAATACTGTTTGAATTTTGTAGGTGGGACACGGGGCTTGAACCAGCGGTCTAGCTGGAAGAACTTGTAATGCTCGTCCTTGCTGCGCGGTGCGCGTGAGAACAGTATCTGGCTCAGTTGCTCTGGGCTACTAAGATTGAACGGGCGGTCTCCCATCACATGGTAGACCATCTCGTCGAGCCGGCGTTGGACTGCTGCTTTCTCTCGGCGGAAGTCGAACTCCACTTGATTTAGGACGTCCGTGTCGATTTTCATCCCGGCGTATTCGATTTCGGCTAGACAGACGCACATTTTGTTGGTAAGCTCCAGCGTCCTTTGCAGGGGGCTACCTATATAATCACCTAGTTGTTCTAGGTACAAGTCACGGGTAGCCTCGACATCAGCACGGCCATATTCCTCTACGATAGACCAAGGCATGGCTTCGTATCCGATGCCTTTGTCCCAATACGACTCAGCTACGTCTGACTTCTTATGTTGTAGATCGCGCCGTTCACATGAATTTTTTAGGGAGATAGACATCCTTTCCCCGCGAGCAAGAATGTATTCTCCGATCATCGTATCATGTACATCACCGCGATAATCGATACCGACCGACCAGAGCCACTGAAGATCGTATTTGATATTGTGGCCGACCAGCAGCTTGGCTGATTCTATGCGTTTCTTGAAAGCATCAAACCTGTCGGCAGGGTCTTGTTTCTCTTTGTGATAGACAGCCAGATAGTCAGTCTCGCCCGTATCTACATCACAAATACCTATAGAAACCAAAGAGTTACTAGGGTTCTGAGATCGACCATCAGTCGCTCGACCATTACGAACGACACTGTTTTCTACATCGACTACCAGTCTAGTCATCGTACCTCGCTTTCGCTCCATCGAGCGTCACATGTATCTGGCCATGCCAGCCAGTGATTTTGTTTTTCGATATATTAAATACGCGACGTGGGTCGTTCTCCTGACTTCCCTCGATCATCGCGTACTTCCCAATCAAGATCATCAAGTCGGCCTCGGCAGCTTTACCGGTGCGGCTGTTCTCCATCATGGCGTTGTTGAGATTGACGCGCCCCTCTGCCTCGGCACTTAACTGACTGTAACCAAAGATTGCACAATCATACTTAGTAGCCAGGTCACGGGTGCGACGGTAGAGTTCACGTAGTTTTTCGTGTTGGCTCGTCGTGCCGTTCATGCCTTCGACCGATACTTTGTCGAGCATGTCGATGACGAGAATGTCAGGCCGATGCTCTTTGACGTGCATCTCGATACCTTCGATACCAGCATCGTCAGGTATGCGCCCGATGAACAGGCCAGCCTCTGGGTTGAACGGATTGAAGGTAGCAGCTTTGACCATCTCGACAGTCAAATCGTTTTTAGAAAGACCGAAGGCTGCATTGTAATATCGCAGGGCGACCCGCTCTTTTTTCTCTTCGTTGCACAGGGTATGCACGCGGGCGCCTTGTTCTATCCAGCCGCCTGGGGCGACAGCGAAAGAGGCATGGCTCGAAGTCTTGCCAGTCTCTGGGCGTGATCCGATCACGACAAAGTGACCAGGGCTGACACCGCCGACACGATGCGTCAGACTTCGTATGTTAAACGCCCACTTCTCTTCTTGTTCTAGCTCGGATAGTAGATTCTCAGGCTGTAAGTCGACGGCTTCCATAGGCGATGTGCCGACCATCACGTCGTCTCGATGTCTGTCGACCAGTTTTTCTAACTGAGAAAGGTCTGTCGCCTGACCTTCCATCATCGTAAATCCAATCTCGGATATCTGCCGGCCGAGTTCAACCCGCCACATATCGCGCATGAGATCGACGACCAAACCGTTTTTAACAGGCTGGATGTCGCGCAACTTCGCGAACAGCAGATCGTAGACATCCTTCTGGCTTTTCGTCAGCCCCGGATTTTTTGCGTCAAAAATGTATCGGAGTTCGACAGGCGTGATGTCCGTATCGTACCGCTCGTGAGCCTCGATCAGTGTTTCGAGGATCTTGCGAGGCTCTTTGTCGAAAGCGGATACCGGCACACGGCCGATGGTCTGATATGTCGACTTGTCACATAGCGACCGTATCAGTTCTAGCATTTTTGAATATCCCCCTGATATTTTCTTCTGTATCGTCTTTTATGTCGCACTCTAGCATGACGACCCGGCACCGGTCAAGAAACGGGGCGAGCCGGCGGTGCATCTGTATCGCCTTATCGGTGGCGTCCTTGTCGAGCGCGATCAAACCGTTTTTAAAAGATGACAGGACGGTCACGGCGTCGGCGCTCAAGGAAGTGCCGAGGATAGGCATGGCCGCCCATTCGGGTAAAATATTAGATAATTTTATTGCGGAGATCACGTCCTCGACGATCACGATGTTGCGTCGATCCGAACCGATTACGAGCGGCGCCCGGCTTTTGCCGTATCGTTTCCATTTTGGAAGGCGCCCGATGAGGGACCGGCCGATGGCGTCGACCACCTGGCCGGTCTCATTTCTAATTAGAAAAACTGCACGAGATTCGGCCGGATCGAAGGTCCAGCCGTCTGCGGTTACGTCAAAGCGATCAACGTAATCTTGCAAACGAGGATCGTAACGAAAATCGCGCAGAGTTGTAGCCATATCATCCCTAGCATTATTGAATGCCTCCACATCGCATTTTAAGGGGTGCTGGGCGGCTCTAACGTCTTCCGGGGTATAACCTACCCGGAAAGAGCCAGAGGCCGCACACGAGGCTGAGAAGCAGTTATAGACCACTTTCGCCCCGATACGGGTCGCAGAGAAGGTATCAGGCCGGCGACACGCAGGACACCGGCCTCGAAACCTTTCACCTGGTTTGAGATCAGGGATTTTTAATTTCACCTGGTTTTTCCTGCGTGACAATTGAGCATATCAAAACGGCGGTATCTTGTCGCCATGCTCGGCGCGCATCGCTCGACAGTGCCTGGCGTATTCTTCGAGGCGGTCGGCCTCATCGAAATCGTCCGCACGCTGCGCTGCGGCCTCGGCGAACTGGGCGCGTTTGGTCCACGTCTCCCAGTTTTTGACGTCTCGCAGACGGTCAGGATGATCACGCATCTTTTCTATTTGATTATTCATGTTCAGAGGTCCCCTTGGGTTTAGAGTGTTTGGGTTTGCGCCGATATACCTTGCGAGATTTCACGACGCGTTTGCGCCATAAGGCGTCGGCGAGGGCCTTTGCGATGACGTTTGGCTTTTTCATGTTCGAGGCCCTCCCCTCTGTGTGTTAGCCGGCCTTGACGCCCATGCGGACCTGGCCGGTCGTCTGGCCAGCGCGGAGTCCGTCGCGATGACCGTGATCGTAACCGATGCGGCGCCCCAGGACAAACCCCAAGGCGCCGGCACCGAATAGTGAGGCGGCGACTAGCACCGACCCGACGAAGGTCGCCATCACTAGGCGATCCGCCAGACTTGCCAGTAGACCCCGCCTTCGTCGGTATGGCGCTTCCGCACGGCCGCTTTCGACACGCCTTTCTCGATGTTGTTGATGCTGTTACGGACGCCTTGAGCGTGAGCGAATTTAGGAACGCGCAGGCTGTCGCCAATCTGCATATGGCGGGTAACATTGACCCAACGACCGTTGTAGGTGCCGCCAGCAGTCGGCATTTCTTCGTCTTTGATAATTTCAAGCGTTTTAGTCATGGTGTTCGAGGTCCTTTGCTCGATGGTGGTTGTGGGAGGCGGCCCAGGATTAGGCCGCCAGGAGGGATTGGAAACGCGGCTGCGAAATCCAATCGACCACTTGGAACGTCCGCTTGTGGAGGCGCTCCGCGTGGTTGTCGTTCGCCGATGACGACAAGGTGAACCCGTTGCGGTCGTCGGCGTAGGTCGAGTAGTTAGTGAAGGCGTTATAGAGGCCCCAGACGTTGTCGCCCCAGGCGTCCATGTTGTCTTGCGCGAGCAGGATCATTTTTTCCTGGTTGCGCTCGGCCGGTATCAGGTCGCGAATCACGGCCTCGGCAGCGTCGGCCGAAAGCGGCGAGCGAGCCATGCGCCGGCACATTTCCATCTCCCGGTGGAAGTTATCGCCGATGGTTTCGATATCGTCGACGAACTTGTCCATGGTGAAATTCATGGTATTTTTCCGACGCACAGAGGCCCAGTCGCCTAAGACCATACCGTTCAGGCACCAGGAAAGGATCGAGCCGGCCAGGTAATTGTTCGAGGTCAGGCCGTCGATGCCGTGCCAGGCGACGATGCGGTAGGTGGCATCCGACGACCGACGGCCGGTGGTGATGGTTTCGCGCAGGTCTTTGTAATGATATTCGCGCATGGCCCAAGCGCCGTTCCGGCTAGTCCAGGTCCGCTGTTCAGGCATCCCGAAACCGCCTGGCAGCGCGCTTTCGATCTCGCGAAAATAGGCAGTGTGGCTGACGGCGTTGAACTTGTGACCGACGACGCCAAGCACGTCGCCACTGTCGGCGTTCAAGACGTATTTAGATTTATGGAAACGGGAAGGCTCGAAGGCGATGGGGAAGTCCCAGTCGGAGCGGTCGAGCGAGCGGTAGAGGTCTTGTGAGTGTC